TTTTGTACGAGACCAGCGCCGCCTACTGTACCGCCGAACGAACCGCTCGAGGTATCTGTATATGCGTTTGCCATGTTTTTTAGTCTCCTTGACTATGAACGGATATTATTGTTGCGATTGAAGAAAAGCAATAAAATCTTCAGCGCTCTCAAAATTGCCATTTAGTCGAGCGTTCATATCATTTGCTTTATCTGGCGAAATACCCTGCTGCGTCACAATATCTTGCTGGCGTAATGCCGCAAGATTAGTGTCGTCATTATTTGACTGAGGCTGATACCCAATTAAATCTCCATTGTCAGATAGCCAACTATTAATTGACTCTTCGTTAACTTCGGAAATATCCTTTAGGATAAGCCGTGCTGCTTTAGTATTTACGCCCTTCTTTTCTAGGAGTTCTTTGATGGTTGACTCACGCTGCACCTTGGAAAATACCTCAATTTGCTCAGTGAGTTCCTTAATACGTTTCTCGTCTGCACGCTTGGCTTTGCGTAACTTTTTAAGTAAGTCACTGCCATCCAATGGTGCTTCTGTTTCTGTATCTAGGTCGTCATCTTCTTCATCCCAGTAGTTGTTGCTCATAGCAACCCACCCTTCTATTCGTTGTTAGTTCGCAGGCCACAGTTCAGTTCGGGGAAACTGGCTGGCTCCTACTATCGGTCTAATACGCTGCATGGGGCCGATAGGTCCATGTCAGGAATTTAAAATGCGCCGCGATTTTGCGACGCTAGGCTCTTGCTATCTGCTATACCAGAGGAACCCTTGAAGCGAGAAGTTTCTTCTTCAATCAATCTTTCTTGCTGGCTTAAAGCCTTACCGCTCTTACGCAGTACTACATCTTCAGCAAAGCCTTGTGTATAAGCAGGACCGCCTTGAGAAGATATATCACTAAGGAAAGAACCACGTGGTAAAGCCTGTGCAATGTAACGATATCCTTGCTGTGCTTCAGCCTTATCAATACCAAACTCAGCAAGTGATAGCGCTGATGTGGCTGATGTTGTTAAGCCTTGGGCTACAGCAGAACCACCAATCTCAGCAGCAGTTACTTTCTGCTGTAACTTAGGTAGGTTTTCTGTCGGATTAAGGAAGTAAGAAACTAAATCAGTATCGTTAATGTTATAAAAAGACTTAAGAGTATTACGAGTAAATGGGTCAGCGTTCTGAACTCTAGTTACTGCTAAATCAATACGGTCCTTAAACTCAACGGCAGAAATATCTGCTGCAATAAACTCAGCAAACTTCTTGTAGTTATCTTTACGATTACTACTTACCATGTTACCTAAACCATAAGCCTTAAGTGTCTGTGCGTATGAACTTTCAAGATTAATGTATTCAGCCTCAGATAGGACATTTAAGCCCTTCTTAATACGTTCAAAATTACCAGCAAAACGAGTTGCGTAAGCACCACCAGGATTAGTTTTTAGTTTAATTAACGCTTCTGCTGATGTAAGCCCTTGCTTCATGTAGTCTGCAATTTCTCCAGCAAGTTCTTCTAGTCCATAAGACCTAAACAAATCTGTAAGCATTGCAAAAGCATCACGTGTTGCATCACTAATTTCTTTCTTTTCTGGCTTGTCATCACCACTACTAGCAGGTGGTACGTAAAGAGGACTACCTGGTTTAGTGTTAGTTATTTGCACGCCTTTATTTGTTGTTACAACCATACCAGTCTTAGGGTCAATTTTAGATGAAATACCTAAGCCACTATATGATTCGTTAATACCCTTAACCACATCAGCAGCACCTGCTGCTGCATCTAACTGTGCTTGAGTTTTACCAGTGTCACCAACCTTGGCAGTATAATAAGGGTCTTGCCCTTCAGTCCAACTAGCCTTAGATGCTGCACGTGCAGCATCCATTTTTGCTCTAGTTGATGGGTCAATAGCAGAATTTTTAGCAGCATTATCTTCTACCGTTGAAAAAGATAATGGAGTAGTTCCACCACCATCAGGCATCATTCTATCTAGTCTCGCCATTAGCCCATGAATCCAAACGACTTAAGTATGGTGTTAGCAAAATCAGCAGCAACATTGCGTGCTTCATCTGTCTGTCGCCATAGTGGGTTTGCTTGCATCTGTCTATTAAACTCTGCAGTACTCATTAGTCCGCCATCTCTAGTAAGTGCCATCTGTACATCTTTATCATTAAAAGCATCAGTAATTGGAATACCTAGTTTCTTTGACTTAATTAATGCATACTGGTCAGCAATGTCTTTAACATTTCCACCATTAGTAATGTGGTCTTTAAGATTGCCATACATAGTCATTGCGTTAAGACGCAAACGTTCTGTCTGCTTTTGTATAGCATCTCTTTCTGTGCCACCAGAGATAACAAAACCTAATGCTTCTCCTGCTGTTAGTGGTTGTCCATACTCTGCTCCAGCCTTTTGCAAGGCTGCTATCTGTATGGCAACTTGGCTGCCCTTAGCAGACTTAAGTAATGCTCCTGCATCTGTACCTTCAAGGGCCTTAATAACAATAGCGTTCTGAGAATTAAGACGTTCTGCTGGACTAAAGGCTGCGCCTTTACGAGTAGATGTAGTTATCTTTCCAGTTGCATCACGGGTTGAAATAGTCTCAACGGCAGACTTCTTTTCACGCTCATTAATATCTTTATAGTATGCTTCTTTTTCTTCCTGTGTTGCTGGTCTACCTATAGCATCAATTAAGTAATCATTGATTTCAGTATAAGCATCGCCTGCTGTAGTAAGAACTATATCTGTATCTTTAAAAGTTCCAGCCTTGCTTGCTGGCAATCCCGTTCCAGCCCCACCCTTACCAGAGTTAAACCATGATAAAAATGGAAATTCTTTAACACCTTCAATTTGAATCTTTGTTGCAGCATCAAATGTATACTTAGCGATTGCGCTATCAAGACCAGATAGCCAGTCATTGTTTGCTAGTTGTTTTGGTGTAATCCAGTTACGAGTAACTAACTCTTTCTTTAAAGCATCTAACTGCCCAGGTGCTGAATAGTTCTTAAGAAAAGCCTCACGTGCTGAAATAATACTTTTATACTGGCTAATAGTTGTTGAACCATCAGCGTTCTTTGTATCAACAAAATAAACTCTTTCTCCAGCAAGAGAAACATTACCAGAAGATTCAATTGCATAACCACTAAGTTTGTCTTCTGATACATCTACTGCACCACCATCTTTAGCAGGTGGTGGAGTTGCTACAGTTTTATTATCAGGTCTAACTACTCCCTTGGGTGCTGGTGGCAATGGGTCAACCTTTGCTCCAGCCTTTTTAGCAGCAGCCTGAGCATCATAAGCAGCCTGTACTGCTGCTTCATACTGAGCCTGACCACGTGAAGGTATAAGTGCTTCTGCTTCTTTAAGAGCATCAAGTGACTTTTTGTATGCATCAACTGCACCCTGAGCGCCCTTTTCTTTTTCACTTGTACCCTTAGCGCGATTAAGTTCTAGGCGTGTAGCATTTTTTAAGTCTTGTGCTTTCTTGTATGCAGCAGAGGCAGTATCATAAGCCTTCTTTATTGCATTAAACTCTTTTATATTAAAGTTACGTACGCTGCCTGGCTTTGCATCGTTCTTTTCTTTATCTTCCAAGGCAAGTAAATACTTTTGCTCTAAACCACCACGCCCACCAGTTCCATTAAGAATGTCATAGGTACGGCGTGCTTCTTCTGAAGCGTCAAAGAAGGCTTTTTCTAAACCTTTAATATCTGCCATTACTTTAACTCCCTATAGACATAGTATGAATCACGTGAATAAAAACCAAGTATTGATTTAAAAATTGCGCGGTTTGCTTCTGTTACATATAGGTCGCCTACCATTAATTCATTTAGGTTGGCTTCTATCTGCATCTTTCTTTCCCGCTTAAGTTGTGAAATGTTTTCAACATTCTTTAACTCTGGGTCAGTAGAGAAAGCAATAAACTCTCGTACCATCTTGATAGCCATCATTAACTTCTGGCGTGTTGCTGGTCTAACATCAGCAGAAGGGTCTGAAATTAACTGCTCAAGGCTTTCAAGCATTACAGACTCGTTACCAATCTCATTACCAGAACCAATAAGTTCTGAGTTAAGTAATGGGTTATTAGCCTTTAATGCGCTGCGCTGCTGTGTTGCTGCTTTAATAACATTGGCACGTAGTTCTGGGTCAGACAAAGTACTAAGGATTTCTTTTTCCTGATTAGCAATTTCGTAGTACTTTTGCTTATCCTCTGCTACCTGTATGTCTGTGTAGTAGTCCTCAAGGGACTTACTCTCAATAAGACCTGCTGCCTTAATCCAGTTGTAAGTACCAGCATTAAAGTCACCAACTTGTGGTGCAAAGATGTAGGCAACCTCACCATAAGTCTTAATTAAATCAGCGTTCTTAATACCCCAGTTTTTTAACTTATCTGTGTTCTTAATAATAACACTAGTCTGCTTATCTTCACGAGCGACTGTATAGATAAGTTTGCCTGGATTCTTACCAATGTATGTAGCAAGTGCTACTTCATATGGGTCTGAAATGTCTCCATTATTAACAGCAGTTATACCATTAAGAATATCAAAGAACTCTGAACGCAAACTAGTAATACCAGTATCTTTAATATAGTCTGGAACCCCAACAGACTCTTTTGTTGTAGGTGCAACTGGCGATAGTAGACCCAAGAAGTGGCGCATGAACAATACATTGTGTGCTGAAATACGGATGTTCTTTAGGTATTCAGACTTTTCTACATCAGTAGCATCTGGCGTAATACCTATTCCGTTGGCTGCATTGTAGGCAATAGCCTGCTGTGCTGCAGTTACTTCTTGTCTAGACTTTTCATCAAGTCCTAACATACCCCATACACGCTGCAAGGATGAAGGAACAACTGCACGGAATACATCAACGTTATCGCCAATGTTTCCTAGTGCAAAGGTATCAATGCTTTCACCTAGTTGCTGTGAGTATGGCTGTAATGTGTCGCCAATAAATGGAATCTTTCCTGGAACTACACCAAGCAAGTTCTTTACAGCAATAACACCTAGCCCTGCAATAGGACCAGATAAGGTAGGAAGACCAGCATCCTGTGAAAATGACGGGTTAACCATTCTTAGTTTGAATGTAAACTCATTAAACAATGGCTGGCTGTATCCAGTGTTACCTGTTAGCGCACGAAATGCGCCATCTGTAGCCTTGTAAATAATGTTATCCATAGGCATTACTACATATGGCTCGCCATCAGCATCATTAAATATAGCACCACTTGATTCAAGTCCTACGTTAACTAAACGCAAACGATACAAGGTACGCGGTGCTACATCTTTTAAACGATAGATACGGCGATAGAAATCTTCAGTTGCTCTGTAGTAACGACCAACAGTACGCACACTAAATGAGAAGTTAGAACGAATCTTTGGGTTATCAGCAAACTTTAGAATAGTATCTGCTGCTTCGCGCACTGCTAGTTCTGTAAAACGCTTCTGTGCTATACCTTGATACTTTTCAGTTACTGCATCAATCTGCTTTTGAGTAGCACCTGCAAAAGGACCCATCTCATTTGCTACCTGCTGACGAACAAACTCTTTTTCAATACCAGCATACTTCTTACGTAATGCTACATATGTAACCATAACTGCTGGTTGACGGAATAAACCAGTTACTTGCTGGTCCATCCAGTCCATCATTGTGTTTCCGTAGCGTCTAAATACAGACTCTACATCAAAGTCACCAAAGGCTAGTTCAGTATTAATAGGTCCGCTAATACGGAATCCTTGACTAGCATCTTGGAACTCATCTAAAGGAATACGTGCAACCGCTGCGTTCCAAGTAGGAATACGACCAGAGTCTGCACTCATCTTGACCAATTGGCCATAACTATTCTTAACTACATCTAGTAGTCCTTGATTAAACTTATTAGCATCGCCATGAAATGTCTCATACATGTCTGTAAACATACGGAACAACTGACCACGAGCAATCTGTGCATCATCTAAGCCACGGCCACGAGCCTGAACTGTGTAGGCTGTGCGTTCTAAAAACGCACCAACAGATAAGTTATCTTCCACTTGCCAAGACTTAGTTAACTCATCAAATCTAAAACCAATTTTTTCCATACCAGCATCTAGTGCTAGTTCCATCATTTCTTTACCAGTGCGTGGGTCTATCTCACCTGGCTTGAGTGCATTGTATCTAAAGAATATATCTGCTGGGTTAAGAGTTACATCTTTAGTTAACTCAGCCTTGTTAGCAGCCAGCATCTTAAACCACTTTTCAAAGTGTGCTAGTGCAACTTCGCGTTCTGTTAGCATAGCCGTATCAATAGTACGGGTTCCCTTACCCATCTTAACGCCTATTGCTTCAAAAGCCATATCAAGCATAGATGGTGTAATAACTGATGCAACAATCTCTTCGCCATAACGGCCAGAAATACCAGAAGCAGCAACAACAGAAGCAGCCATTGAGTTGAGTGCATCTGGTGAATTAACAAATGCTTGCATTAAATAACCAGCACCATCAGGGTCTCTGCTTACATAACGTCCATACATTTGTGAAACAGCATCAGATATTGCTTGACGCTTTTCTAGGCTTGTCAAAAGAACTACATCAACTTGTAGTTCATCTGCTTTAGACTGCAGAATTGCTTGACGGTCTAAGATTGATAGCGCTTCTTCGTGTGAATAACGTGGTTGCTGGCCCAAACGCATAGGTGCATTAGAGCGTGGTGCAAACTTTAGTACACCTTGAATACTGCGGCGAATAGGACCACTAGCAGACCTAGAACCAGTAGCAGCACGAGACATATTTCCTAGTCTTAGTCCTTCTAATGTTGCGAAGTGACGCAAATCTTTAGTAGGTGCAGACAATAAATACATAGTTGCTTCATCAATTGCAGAACGAACACCTAAACGTGGGAACAAAGTCAAGATAGACCATGTATCAACCAACTTTTTAGAGAATGAACCTTGTGTTGCTCCACCAATTGCGGTAATAATATTTCTTTTAGACTTAATTTCCCATACAGTTGACCCAATTGTGTCATAAGGTAGTGGACCAATAGCCCAAGTAGTCTGATAAGGCTGCAATGGACCTTCTGTATTAACAAAAAATCCTGATTCAGATTCACGAACAGTGTTTTCTGGTGCAAACTTAACATGGTCTGGGTTAATTGCTAGGTCTCGCTTAGTAGCAAAGCCTGCTTTATCACCATACTTGTCCTGTAATGTCTTAAGAATTAAATCTTCACCTTTAGCACTGCCACCAAGACCCATTGAGTACATAGTTGCAGCATCTAGATTACGCAAAATAACTACTTGCTCATCTGCTGTTGATTCAAGAAAGCGAACAGTTAATGCTTGTGCCATATCCTTTGGCAAAATCTGACGAGCACGGGCTGTAAAGTTAAAAGCAGTATCAAGAGCGTTAGCACCGACTCGTACTTCTAGTCCCTGTGGTGAACGGGCTGCTAAACGGCCAATTCTTTTCCAACCTTTAATCTCTTCATTAGCCTTTAGTACTACAGACATGTCAGAGTTAGGGGTAATTAAGCGTTGTAATGAATCTTCTGCATTAAGAAATGCAGCAGTAATTGGTTCTAAAGCAGCATCTCTTTCAGCAGCATTACGAGACATGTTGTTAAAGACTCTGTCAAGTGAGCGTGTTAACGCATCTGCAAACAAACGACTTTGACGGGCTACTACCACACCATTACGCATGTAAGTTAAACCATCAACTCGTCCTGCTAGTAATAGATTTAGATTGCCAGCATTTTCAAAGTATCCTTGTGCTGATGCAGCATCAAATACTTCTCCATCTACAAGCGCCTTGATTGCGTTCTGGTCATTATAACCAGGAAAGTTTTTTGCAATGTCATCAAGTGCAATTGACTTTGCACCTGGAGTTCCGCTTGAGTCTTTTACCTTCTTAAGCGCAGGACCGAGTCCATCTTGCCAGAATGAATAAACTAATGGATTCTTAAATGTATCTCCAACAGCCTTCTCTACTGAAACACCATTGTTAATTGCTTCAGTAAGTGAGTTAGCAATACGCTCACCCTTAGTTACACCCTTACTTAGTCCACCTGTTATCCAAGTAAGTGGGTCTATAGCAATTTGATAAATAAAATCTATAACACCAGATACATTTTTTGTTGTACCGCTAACACCACTTGATGGTGGTTTGCGGTCAAGCATGCGAGCAATATCTCGTCCTGGAGAAATCTGTGCGTACTTTACGCCATCTAGTACTTGCTTAAAAGCCTCTGGTTCATCATAGGCTTTCTTAATTGAGTTAAGAAGGTTAGCGTCTACTTTACCAAAGTCTTGAACAATCTCGCCAGGAGTTTTACCCGCAAGTAATCCTTTAGCAACCATAACATCAAACTCACCAAAGTAAGTCGTTGCTTCCGCAAGCGCCTTGTCGTCATATTGGTTTTTTCCATCCCACGCATCTGTCCATGTTTTCATAGAAAACAAATCGTCGCCCTGTGCTACCTGTCGTGCTACCTTGTAAGGCTGGTTAATTAAACGGTTATACTGTCCACCTAGTTTAAATAAACCAATCAATGGTGATGCAACTATTGTTCCAACAGTTTTAGCAATACCAAACAAACGGTCTGATACATCAGGTGCACCCTGCATGTAGTCAGCATCTCTAAACATAAACTTTAACTGGTCTTGGAACTGAGGCTCTAGGCGTTCGTATTCTTTACGAGCCATCTCTGGACCAAGTTTAACCAGTTCACGATGCTTCTTAATTGTGTAACTCATCTGCTCTACTTGGTTTTTTTCCGCAGCAGATAGGTTTGCAGTTTTTGCAGCAGCGTAAATGTTAGGTGATACTTCAGCGACAATCGGTTTAATGTACTGGGCCATTAAAAGTCTCTATCAAGAATTGTTCTGTAGATTAACTCTGCATCTCCTGATGAATCAAACTGTGCTAAATACTTTAATGTGTCAAGAAGTGTTGGTGTTTGATTAGGCAAACCACGCATTGCTTCTGAACCTACTCCATCACCCATGTCAATACCAGATGTAATTGGCTCATCAGGGCGCATAGATGGCGCACCTAGTGGTGTTGGCATTTCTATCTGAGGCATTTGTGGCATTGAAGCACCTTGCATAGGCGCACTTGTTTGTTGCGCCATAGTTGCTTGGCCTTGTCCATATGGCAAGCCAGCAATATATCGTGCAGGTTGTGTAGCACGGCCTGATTGTCCTGCGCCACCAGTTGCTGAAACATTTGCTGGATTATTCTGAGGGGCTGTAGGACGCATCCCACCACGATTTTCTGGTGCAGTTGTCATTCTTCATCCTCCTCTTCCTCAACGGGTTCGTGCTTAGTACCAAGTACTTCGCTGTTATACTCTTGTGCCATCTTCATCATGCCATATGCGTTCCATGGTGTCATGGCTTCGCTAACTTCTGTGTGTAAATATCGGGACCCTTCGTAGTCTGCCCACTCGGTTATTAATAACCAGTTAGTGCAGATAAACTCTGTCCCCTTCGTATCTTCTTCGAGAAGAATCTTTAAGGCTTCTTCTATTTTGTCTCTAAACTCTTTACTCATTTTGCGTACTGAATCTTTGTAATAATAGGTTCACTAGTGTGAATATCCCAGTTGCAAGAAATTTCTATTGCTTTGCGGATGATAACTTCTGCTTGTTCTGGAGTTTTTGTTTTACTAATACCCATTGCTGCCATAGCACCAAGGGCAACATCGCCACCGCTACCATTAAAATAAATGCCACGACTATCGCGGTCCCAAGAGTAATCCTCAAATATAGGATACAAGACTCCATGAACGCTGATAATAAAACTCGAATCCTGTGCAGCAGCATCCCCATCTTCTTTCATGTCATAGCCTGCGTCAATAAATGTTTTACGCATTGCTGGTATAAACTTTTGCGTCATAAACAAATCTAAGTTTTCTAACTTAGTTGGCTTAGGCGGTTTCCATCCAAACTGCAATAAGTTAGAGCCGCGACTAGCGCCTGCTCCTGCAATTAAGTATCCATTGTTCTCAGTAATCTTGTGAGTAGCAATCGTCATAGGACGACCGCTTTCATCAGATGCTCTAGAGTCGCAACCAATTACAGACCAGCCATCTCCCTGATAAGCAGCGAGTGTTGTCATTGTCCCCTACCTTTATTAGTTAGCGTCTAGTTACTGTTCTTGCCGATGCTGAGGCTTCGCCGCCTGATGTTAAACTTGCTAAAAGACTTTGTAGTTGCGGTGGTTGCTGTGGTTCTAAAGGAGCGCCTCCTGCTGGCGCGGCGGGAACAGGGGACGGTTGCTCAACCTGTGCACCAGCAGGAGGTAATTCTGGCGCAAAGACTTCTTCAACGGCATCCTCTATTGGTACGCCACGTTGACGAGCCTTAATAACTCCAGCGATTTTATTTACCACGGCTGATGGGTCCCCACCTTGCACAGCCATTTGTGGAATGGCTTGTGTGTATGCTTGTAAAGAACTAACAAGTGCTTTACGCATATTCTCAATTTCAATCTTTTCTTGTTCCTGTGTTACGTTAATACCAAATGGTAGTTCACGCATTGCTAAGTCTGTAGAAATTAATCCACCACCTAGTGCTTGTAGCATAAAGATAAGTCCCTGTGCTGGATTAAGCCCAGCAAGCATGCCGTATCTAACATCGGCAGTAAAGTCACTCTTAATATCTTTGCCTGGCTTGTAGGTAAGGCTGTAAGGAGAGCCTGCATCTACGCCACGGATTGTCTTTTCAAAATCAAAAAACTTCTCATCTACTTCAAAACATACAGAGATAACATCTCGTAATGCAGAAGCAAAGATAGCCTGAGCAGATTTAACCTGTGTATCAAAGCCACCCATAAGTGCTTGAACACCTTGACCAGTGATAATGGAAGCATCAATGTTTCCAGTACGTCCCTCTGGGTAACGTGTTCCTGTGCGTAGTTCTTGCTGCAACAAAGCCTGCTCAGTAAATGCACCAGGTGGAATGTTAAGGTCTACGCGTCTTACACCTGCTGGGTTAGCAGTACGAATGATTGCATCGCCACCCAGTTCAAGTTCTGTTACATCTGTTGGTAGAACAATTGGAGCCTGTACTGACTTCTCTGCTGCTTCCATCGCAAGTAATGCGAACCTGTTACGAAGCAACTGAATACCCAATACATCATCAAACTGTCCACGCATCTCACCATCAACTGATGGACGCTTGGCAACAACAACCATCATCTTACCAAGCGGATTAGCCGCCTTAGATAAAACTAAATTGTTTCTATCTGGAACAAACAACAGAGATTGTTGTGCATCGTAGTAACGAATTATCTCTAGTTGTGCGTTAAGGTCTCCCTTGTACATTTCTGGACCAAGGAGTTCTCTTGCATACTCAGGGAACTCTGAAGCCAGTTCTCCAATGCTCAAGTAATAACGCTTAGCAAAGGCAATACAGCGTCCGTAGCGGTCAAATTCTGGGTAAGCCCCCACTGGATTTTCTACGCGAATACGCGGCAGCCCTGCTTCTTCGTCTAATTCAATAATGAAAGGGACGAAACCAAATGTGATGTACATGTCTGCGCCTGTGTACATCTGTACTTGCAAATCAGAGTTTGCAAAATAATTATTAGCAATGCGAGTACGTGTGTCCGCAAACTTGCGAGCACGGTCGTTTGCCTGATTAGCAGCA